TCCAAGGAAGTATCTTTAGAGAAGCATCAGCAACTCCATAATTCTTTTGAATGTCTTCACTTAAATCTAAAATTTTACCTGCTTCTGGGTGGTTGATTGCTGCTCCTACTTGAAACCAATCGTATTTGTCTATTGTTCCTAAAACGAACTCTTTTGACATTGTAGCGATACCACTCGCCATTCTTAAATCATCTGATAATAACAGAATCTTTTTCTTTGCCATAACTTATTAATGTTGTTAAAATTGTGAACCTGATATTTGTAGTTGTAAGTATTCATTCATTTCTTTTCTAAAATCTTCATCTTTAACATATTTTTCAACTGTTCTATTTACCAGCTTTTGTAATGTTACATCAGAATCAAAGGAAACTTTTTTAAATGATGAATACACATCTTTCAGTATCTTCACAGTTGTCAGCTTTGTGTTGTTTTGAATCATTTGTTTGTGTATTTAATATATTTGTATATATAAGTATATACATAAATAAAAAACAAATGATTTTTACAAACTTTTTTTAGGAAGCCTTCCCATCACAAATACCCCTACTCATAAACTCACACCACTTGCAATTCTTTTTAGATGTGCCGGGTACTTTAGGGAATGGAATATCTTTAAATGTACCATCATCATTAAATACCGTATTAACAAATTCTACAAACTCATCATATACTTTTGTAACGGATGGTGCTCCATTTGCCGGAATGTGTTTAGATACATACGGGATTGGAAACGCAGAATCTTCAGGAAGTTTTCTACGCATGATTTGATATTCTACTCTAATCTTTTGTAATGGAATATTAAATAACTCTGAATAGTATTTTTTATAAAGTAGTATTTGTGCATTCTTAAACTTATCTGCCTTTTGATATTGATTCCAACCCATTGTTGAAGTCTTAAGGTCAATAATGATGATTGAGTTCTCAGCCATATCTCTTAATACAATATCAATAAATCCAATGAAGTTTACACCTTCTTTGATTTTAGCGTTCAAAGGAATTTCAATACCAACTAATTCATAGCCGGATTTTGAATAAAACTTTTGCATGTTCTTTGTAAGCCATGCTAATATTCGTCTACCATCTCCATAAAATTCTTCTAACTCTATTTGGGTACAAGGTGCTCCTTCACTAAGAGATTCTTTCTCTTTAGTAAATGCATCTTTCATTTTTTCTAAAAGAAGTTTATCTAAATTGATTTCATCTGCTTGCTTTTTGGAAACACCATACATAACCGAAAGGTAATGTTGAATAGTTTCATGCATTCCAGTTCCAAAGATTGTGTGAATGTTACCAGAACTCTCACCTAATTTATCTATGTAGTTTAATTTGTATTGTTGTGGACATGAACTCCACATACTATATTGTGAAAATGATACTTTAGCCATTATGTTGTTTTATTGTATAAAGATACGAAAAATACCCGAGTTTACCAAATTAAACTTTTAGTTTTAACTTAGTAATTTGCTTAGGGTCAGTACCATACGCTTCAGCTATTTCTTTAATATGTAATTTACCAGTTGTACTTTGATAAAGAATTTCCAAATAACCTTCAGCTTCCAATTGAGATACTTCATAGTATCGTGCAACTAATTCAACTATCCAATTTTCATATTTATCAGCTGATGCTGGTTTCATATATTTTAGGAATGCTCTCGTCTTTGGAATTAGTTCTATTAATGCCAAATACATTGCTTTAGGCGGAGCGTTTTGTATATAAGGTTGTATATCTGCAATTAGTTCTATCCACTCAGGTTTCATAGAAAGAAAACGGAGTATCATATAGTTACTCCATGTTTTCTTTTCACTTTCTTCTAAAGTGTCCCAATATTTTGGGTCTTTTTTATCACAAATTGCGTTTAAATGGTCGAATAATGTTTTAGCCATATTATGCTTCTTCTTCTACTTTTAAACCCGGAGGTAATAATTCATTAAGTACTTCACCACAATCTCCACAAAGAAATAGTTCAACTGGTAGTACTTCATCTTTTGGTTTACCAGTTAGTAATTTTGAAATCTTACGAAATCCAAAACCTTGTACGAAAATTTCACCACCACATTTTTTACATCCGATTGCTTCGGTTTTTTCTAATGGAATTGGTTTTTCTTCTTGCCCTCCAATTGGTTGTCCTCCTGCTCCTAAAATGTTAGCCATATTATATTGTATTTAAAATTTTAATCATTGTAGCTGCTGCTATAATTTCTTTATCATTTGCTAAAGATGAATTAGCTACAGCCTCCCCTAAAAATAGGATAACTCCAGATGTGTTGTTTGGTGCATATTCATCAACCTTATCATAAAGTAGAGTATATAGTTCTGAAAAATCATTTGCTTTAGAATCTATGATAGCTTGTCTTACTTTCATATATTTGTTTCTACTATCATCATTAGATTTTAGAATATCCAAAACTTTCATCTTATAATCATTCTCTAATAGATTTTGCACATCTACTCTTAACTTACCTTTGTTTGAATTTAATTGACAGGTGTTGATTACTTTACGAATATCAGGATAACTAGCATCAATAATTGGAACTAAATCTTTTACATCAAATTCAACACTTTCAGCTTTCAAAATCTTACTCATTTGAACCGCAACATCTTTTTTAGTTGGTGGTACAATTTGAAATGATTGACATCTACTTTGAATTGGTTCAATTACTTTCTCTACATAGTTACAAGTTAAGATGAAACGGCAATGTGCTGAAAATGTTTCCATTAAGTTACGCAAGATTGCCTGTGCCTCTTTACTCATATAATCAAACTCATCTAAAATGATTACTTTAAATTTCTTAAAACCCATTGATGATGCGAAGTTCTTTACTTTGGTTCTTACCATTTCAACGTTGTTCTCATCCGATGCATTAATAATCATATAATCACAATCAATTGATTTAACAATCAACTTTGCTAATGTGGTTTTACCAGTACCGGCTCTACCAAATAATAATAGATGTGGAATGTCATCATTTTCTAAATAACCAGCAACTTTTGTTTTTAAGTGTTCGTTGCCTACATAATCATCTAACTTTGTTGGTCTATATTTTTCAGTCCACAATGTGTGATTTACACTTTCTTCTTGATATTCAAACATAATTTATTTTTTATTTTCCAGTTGAACCAAATCCACCTTCACCTCTTTCAGTATCCGATAACTCATCAGCTTCTTCAAACTCAATTGGAGGATGTGGTATAATCATAATTTGTGCAACTCTATCACCTACTTTGTAAAATTCATTCGTTTGCATTTTAGTTTCATCATAAAAACCCTCACTACCAAATATTTTATTAAATGTAGCTTGAAGTTCTCCTCTATATCCGCTATCAATTACTCCAACCGAATTACTTAATTGTAAACCAGTCTTTCGGATTGATGAACGAGGAAATACCAATCCTACAAATCCTTTAGGTATTTCCAATGCAATACCCAAACCATATGTAATTTGTTCTGGTGTATCTGATATAACCGATGTTGCTATTACATCCATCCCAGCATCACCATCTTTAGCGTATGATGGTATTTGTGCCAATGGATTAAGCTTCTGTATTCTCACTTTCATTTTCTAAATTATTTATCATAGTTTCTGTTAATTCTTTTTGCTGTGTTCTAAGTTCTTTACCTTCTTCGGATAACTCTCTAGCAAAAATTTTAAAAGATTTACCTTCCTTATTTGAAAAAGTAATGTATGAACCTTTTGTATTTGTTACAGTGAATATTACTTTAGGTTCTTCTTCAATTGGTGTATTATCATCAGTCCAAGCAAATACTTGTGGTGCATCTTCATCAAATTGAAAACACCATTCACATTCTGTGTATTTTTCGGGTGTAAACTTTATCTCACCAACTGGTTCTAATTGTGTAGCATCTACTACTTCTTTTTGTGTTTTTTTAGCCTTTGCCATAATTTTGTTTTTTTAATATTATCTTCCTACTTCTCCTAAGTATTTTTCTTTCATTTCTTCCCAACTCATTCCGATAGCATCTATGTAGAATAAGTGTTCAGGTTTAATACGTCCTTCATCATATAGTTTTGTATATCTACTGATTGCATGTTTCTTCCACCACTTTTGAATGTACTCATTACCTTGCTTAAACTTATCCTTAAGGATTAATTTATCTTCGGTGATTTCATTACGAAGGAATTCACATCCGTTTTCATACATCATAGCCATATACACACCTCTCTTAAACCCATGATGGTATTCGTTAGCTTTAATACTACACTCTTTGAAAATCTTTCCTAATATCTTTTGTTTGATACCACTAACAGGTCCGTTAGCTTCATATCCCATACTAGCACCATTACGAGCTCTTTCTCTAGTAATGTTTTCATCATACCACTCTGAATGATTTTCCTTAATCCATTGATGCCAAGGGTCATAGAATTTATCATCCGGCTTCATGCTAATTTTACCAGCCGATTCACCTAATGTTTTAAACAAAGGGATACCATTGTATTGTGAATGAATTCCGTAAAGGGATGTTGTACCTACTGCAATCAATACGTTCTTATACTTTTCTTTCCAATATGCTCTAACCTCTGGTGTAGTTGTCATCATAGCGATTAACTTACCACCTAAGAAATTATAACCCAATGGCTGAGTACATACAATAGTAGAAGCGATAGTAGTATTGTTTAACTTACCATCAACAAATTTATTATCCTTAGTCCAACCAATGAAGTTATCTCTAACTGCCATAGCTGTGACATCAGATGCTAATGAAATCTGTCCTAATAGTTTTCCGCTTGTTCTATCCTTTACATTAATCTTTACATTACGGCCAGGGTTTGCTGTAAAATCCATTGTGTGAATCATACGTCTTACCGCTGCCCACTTAGTAGATTCTTTCGGGTCCTCTACGATTTCAACATAAGGGTCTAACGCTTCAATTTCTTTTATCGTTAGCTCCTTATTGTTGATATCAGTTGGTTTCCATTGAGAATCGTAATACGATGCAATTTGGGCTTTTGCTTGAATCATCGATGGTTCTTGCAATTCTACCCACTTCTTATACAATGTTTGTTCTTGAACAGACATAGTCATAAGGTAATCCATATTTTCTATTAACTTTGTTTTTTCAGATTCAAAGTCAAAGACAGGTTTTTGTGGTTCAGTATCCCAAAAGCTCATAGTACGTTTTTTAATTATTTAATTTCAACTAAGTAATAATTCGATGTGTAATCACCATCAATAAATGATACATGTGATAATCCCTTAGATGAGATTTTCAATGAAGATGTTTTAGAACCTTTGTTAGCCATTAAGATAGCTTTCAAATACTTTGCAGAAAATGCAATTGGTTCGATATCTTCGGTTGAATTAGTAGCAACATCAATAGAAATTCTATTTGAATTGATTGAGGAATAACCTAAAATAATTTCAGATTTTCCAGCCTTAGAAGTGAATGTGAATGTATCTGCATCAGATAACGCTCCTTTAGATTTGATGAACTTATTAATAAAGTCATCATTCAATGTTACCTCCACATCAAATGGTGGTAATGCTTTCAAATCAGGTACTGCAGGAATCACCGATGGTGCTGCTAACATATATTGTACCTTAGTTCCTTTATCAGAGAACTTAACTGCCCCAGTTACTTCCTCAACTGAAATTGCCTCATCCAATACACTCAATAATCCTTTTAATTGAGATGTAGTGTAGATGCCAAATTCACCATTAGGGAAATCACTTTCTACCACCGTAACATCACCTAATAAGGTTTTGTCATCGGAAATCATTCTTACAGATAGATTACTATCATCAGATTTAATCATAACGGATTCAATCTCACCTCCAAGGTTGTAACGATTGATAAAACCATCGAATTTACTTTTGTTCATAACGAATTTAATTTTAATTTATTTAAAGTTTATAATACACAAATATACGAAAAATACCTGAAACCACCAAATCTTTTAGAAAGAAAAGAATTGTTCAGCGGTTTTTTGTGAGGAAAGTACTGCACCCCATCCTAAAG